GTAGCAGCACCTAAAGCACCAGAAACTGCACCAGTAGCAGCACCTACAGCACCAGAAACTGCACCAGTTACATTACCAACAGACCCATTCACAAAGTTGCTCGCCTTGCTCATAACCCGCGCTTTAACAATACTTTCTGCATTAAATGGCATATATCAATCCTTAGTTATTATTAAAGTTACCGGGATAGTCAAAGTTAATATCTTTACCCGAAGTAATATTAATGCTTTTGCCAGATGAAAGATTTAAATCTTCAGCAGAACCAATATTTAATGTACCGCCAACATGCAAATCAGCATCTTCAAGAACTTCTATATTTGCATTTTGAAGAACAGTAATATTAGCATCGCCTTCTATAATAATGGTTGCCTTTCCCATAATTTTGACATTTTCATCATTCATTACAATATGATAATTGTCAGTAGCAACCTTTGTAACCATTCTACCATCTGCGCTTATTTCAATATAAGTTCCAGATTTATGATGTACATGAATTCTTTCTGCATTTGGTGTATCATCTATTTCTATTGTATGACCACTTTGAGTTCTAGTAACTTTATTGTATGGATATTTAGCGCCATAAGAAGATTCTGGTTCACCTTCTACTCTAGGTCTAGAAGCAAACGTATTCACTTCTCGCGCTAACTGTGGCACGTCGTGATTCTTAATATCACCTTCTTTTATTGCAGGTTGAGTGCCAAAAATTATTGGAATCTTTGAAGCTGAACCATCAGCAAAAAACCCATATGCAAAACTTCCTACTAAGATACCAGTAGGAGATGTACCTACTTCACCAAATTCAGGAGTTTGATAACTAGCACTCGTTATAGGCAATAAAGGCATAGCCCAAGGTAATTCTTCATCAGAGAATTCATCATGAAATCCATCAATACGTATTTGGCATTGACCTAACATATCAGGATCATTGATATTAACCACTTCAGCATAAAACCAATAAAATGTACCTTCACCACCAAAGCGTTTCATGTATCAAATCCTCCGCTCTTACCATAAGATGCGTTTATAAGTTCTAGTGATGTAAAATATCTGAAGTCTAAATCCGTTTTCGATATAGTATGCCTTGCATGAGAAATTAAATATTCACCTGATACGAATTCAGAATTTTCTCCTTTTTGTTTTCCTCCGATTTTTGTCAAACCAGTAGGACTAGGAACTTCTGCTCTTACTCTGAATCCGCAAGAAAGATAAGTATCTCCATATACCATTATGCGCAACATGTTTTGAGTCAATAATGTTATGAAAGCTTTAGCATAGCCGATTTTTTGTTCTAAAAATGTGTCAGACGATGCAGAAGATTTCATGATATTGTATATCTGTGAAGGAGATTTATTGTTAGAAGATTCAAATGCAGAAGTATATAACGGCTTAGCGCCTTTAGTTTTTCCAAAACTGTCATTGTCAGTAGCAGAATTAAACTTAACTACTGTTTTTCCACGAGTTTTAATATCAGTAGATCTTACTTCATTATTTAACGCCCCATCGCCAGTTAATTTAATTGGAGATTCTTGAACTATGTGATTATATGCTAAAATGTTTCGGTATGTGGTATTTTTAACACTCGTAGCGCTATCAGAATCCCAGAAAAACATAGCATCTGGCAATAATCTATTTTTACTCGAAAGCAATAATTCTATTGGAAGAAAATTAAATCCATTTTTATCTGCGATTCTTCCTTCATAAAACGCGTATACTGATGATCGATGTATTTTTGAAACGGCTTTTTGTTTCAACATATCGATAGCTTGAAACGGTTTTATTCCAATGAAATTTAAATTTTGTATTCCCTTTGTTCCTTCGCTTTCACAATAAAAAGGTTTGTTAGATTGAAGATCATTTTCCAAAATCATTTTAACATAACTATCTATAGGCATACCGTTCAATGGAGTTCTACGAAGTTGATTAGCATTATTCCTTACTTCTATAGAGTAAAACTGAAGATCGTAGCGAGATGAAGCCGCGTCGCTTCCCATAGTGACGTTTTGAATTTCAGTTATCAGAAATTCAAATTTTCTAGGTTTACTGATTGGACCGGGAACAGAAATCTCAAATACAAGTTTACATTCATTTCCCATTATAGGAAGTTTGTCTCGAATATTGATGTTGTCATTTAAAGTAAGACTACCAAACATCACGGGTGATAGAATAGATTCATAGATGTCTATTCTCAGCAATTGATCTTTGATGAACATCAATTTGTTATTATCTAGCGATCCTACATATGCCTGATGTATGGCTACGTCACCTGGATTAAATGTTTGAATTGCCATTAGCTATTCATCAATTCTGAAAATGTGTTGTGAACCATTGAAACGTATCTACTATCCATCAAATCAATAGTCTTCTTCTTTTCATTTATTTCATTTTCGTAATCAAATGCCGTCACTGGAGAAAAATAGACTTGTACATTTGCAGTAATATTTTCTTTTATAGTGGTGATAATTGAAACAGAAGCATTGGCTCCTGAATCAGAACCGATAATATAATAAGTACTTGTATTACTAAATGTTCCAGTTATATGTTGAAGAGATACGATAGTCGTATTACTAAACGTCACAAAACCTGTAGCACCTGAAGTATCCTGAATTACTTTTTCACTTGTCTGAAATACCGCATTACCATTTAAAGTAATATCTAAAGTTAAGATCTTATTTGTCGTCACTACAGTATCATCTTTGATTCTTTCATAGCCGATGATATTGTTATCGAAGTTAACTGTAGGTGTCCAATAACGTTTTCTTTCTGCGACCAGTGCATCATACCCCGATATAGTCAATATCGATTCATCTTGATCATAATTATTGCGATAGAATATCACTTTTTGATTGGCTGCGCGTAAAGAACCATATTTTTTAACAATAAATGCTTCAAACTGTTCTTGAGACAATGGAACATCATAATACGGATCAACTATTTGGTTGACTAGATGTAATACCCATACATCATCTACGTCGTCGTAATAATCAAAAGCTAAATTTTCATATCTTAAGCCAGATCCAGTTGCTTCTTCTAGAACATATGGATAATAAACTGAAGCCTGATCTTTAAATTTATCAAGTACTTTTGCGCGAGTTAATATATTTCTTGCGAAATTATTAGCATAACTTATAACGGGAATGTTAGAAAAGTATTTCATTATGCTTTCTTCTCAGGGTTGTTAACCAGATTCATGGCTGATTTGCCCAAGTCCTTGGCGGCATTTATTGCATCTTTTGCTAGTGTAGGTGCATCAGTGTTTCCATAATCAAGACCAGTAATAACTTCAATTTCTTGAAACGTAAAAGAAAATACTACAAATACGGGAGATGACGCTTCATCATTAAAGAAAGACAAACCATTAGGAGAATAATTTACGTTTATCGCACTAATTAATCCTAATTTGTAGATAGGCATTGTACCTGACCAATTAGAAGCGCTATTTTCTGCAAACTGTTCTCCCCATGGGAACAACGTTAATCTTACCATTTCTGGATAAGCCATAACATTTTGTGAACTAACAGAAACCGCAGGCAATACTCTACGCTTAAATTGTCTTATTATATCTTTAATTTTAGATGATTCAGCTTGATTTCTGGCGCTTAAAAGCCATGAAAATTCCATTGGAGGTCTCATATCTACGCCATTAAAAAATACAGATATATGAGGATTTGGAACAGCTTTTAAAAATTGACCTGCTATTCCAGCTACTTGTTCGCCTCCTAAACCTCCAGCTACGGCAGCTGCCCCCTGATACATTATTCCTACACTATTTTCTAGCTGATCATCACTAGATCTTCCTCCTTTTCCGGAACCAAATGTAGCAGATACTTCATCTGCAATGTTTTTTACTTGATCAAATGCCGCACCCAGTATACCAGTATCCTGAGGATTTATGCGAACAGAATGCGTTTCTGAAAGATCTCTTGGTAAAGGTAAACATACAGAATATTCTGTATTAAATTTAGCAGGCATAAGAGGAGAAGGTCTATCATACTTAGAAAATTCTATTTGCATGTATTCTTTTGAAAGATTTGAAGGAAATCTTTCTTGTTTAGTTTGCTGAGATTCTCGTGATTGGTTGACTGCTGTTGTAGGATCAGAAGAAGAAGATGATGATCTCGATTTAAATAAATCTTGTTGCGTTATTCTATAACCTGCTACACCAGACAATGAGCTATTTAAAGAATCCATCTTTTCAGCAGAAACTGACTTTAATGAATCAAGTGAAAGACCAGTTTTAGATAAGCCGTTAATAAAATTACCGCTTAGGCCTGAAGTAACAGCCGATGCGCTTTGAGTAGCTAAAGAGCCTATAGTTTTTCCAGCATTACTCGTAAAGTTTAATGGATCGAACGCCATTTAAGTTCCTCTTATAAATAAAACTATGAGCTATAAAGGTTATTTTAACGCCAAGTATCCGCAAAAATATAAAGGTAATCCAACTAATATTATTTATCGCTCTTCATATGAGCTTAAGTTGATGACTTACCTTGATCGTAATCCAAATGTCGTGCAGTGGGCAAGCGAAGAATTTTTCGTGCCTTATAAGTCACCTATTGATGGCAAAGTTCACCGATATTTCCCTGATTTCTGGGTCAAGAAGAAGAATAAAGAAGGATTAATAGAAACTATCGTGATAGAGGTTAAACCTAAATCTCAGACGATAGCTCCTATTCCAAAAACACAGATCAATAAACAGTATTTATATGAAGTTCAAACGTGGGGAATAAATCAAGCGAAATGGGAAGCGGCGAATAAATACTGTTCTAGTAGAGAGTGGAAATTCATGATAATCACAGAAAAAGAATTAGGTATCATGTTCTAATGGAAGAAGATACACAAGAGTCTATATATCAAACGATTTTAAAACAATCACAAGATGAAACGTTTGAACGTGAAGAAGAATCTCAAAGATGGTTTAGGCAGAAGGCAACAGAAGTAAGTAAAAATAAAACTGTTCCTACAAATATAATTTTAGAGAAAGAACATGTCCCTTCTATCAAGAACATTAAACAAGTAGGCAGTCTTTTTCTATATAACTATGCTCCTAAACACAAAAAAACATTAGATTATTATGATACGTTTCCCATAGTGTTTCCATTTAAAATGGTTACTCAAGGATTTTATGGATTAAATTTACATTATTTGCCGACTCCATATAGAGCCATCTTTATGGACAATATGTATTCTCTTTTGAATTCAAAGGATATGGAACAGAATACTACACGCTTGGCTAAAATGACATATAGCGTTTTAGAATCAAGAAGAAATTTAAGATTTTTTCAACCATGTATACACATGTATTTACATAAAAATATAAGGTCTAAGATAGCCTTTATTCCTCCTAAAGAATGGGAATTAGCTTTATTTTTACCTCTACAAAGATTTCAAAAAAAATCAGAAAATGTAGTTTGGAAAGAAAGCATAGCAAAAATTAAAAAAGGAATACGATAAATGCCAGGTCCATCTACTTTTACCGATGCTATAACAAGTAAAATTGCTACTTTTATAGGGTTAAATGGTACTTTACCTAAAAGAAAAACCGCTGGGTTCGATATAGAAGAATTTAAGAGTGCTATTGGTACTCGTGGTGTATTGCCTACTAATCTTTTTTTGGTAACAATCACTCCACCACTTTCCAGTGAAATTAGTACTGCTATGAATCGCGAGACCCTTGACTCCCGTTCTTTAAGTTTTTTCTGTATGAAAACTTCTTTACCAGGAGTAGATTTGGCTTTAGAAGCCAATATGCCATTAGGCACCGGTCCTGTTGAAAATTTCCCACATAGAGCAATTTTTACTGATATAGAACTTCAATTTATAGGTGATGCAAAAGGTCAAATTTTATCGTTCTTTCATAATTGGTTAAACACGATTGTAAATTTCGATGATCGAAGGACGAATGGCAAATTCTATAGAGTAGCATACAAAGATAGTTATGTTTGCAACATAAATATTACAGTATTTGATCACCAGTCTGATAAAATCCTAGAATATAATTTGCTTGATGCTTTTCCATATAGAATAAATCAAATAGACATGGATTGGAATAATACAAACAGCATGATGAATATTGGAGTAAATTTTCAATATAAAACTTGGGCTACTGATAGAATACCTATATCTGACGCAGCATCTAGTTTTGGATTATCTAATATACAAAAATTAATGAAGTTGGGTACTATAGCACAAACTATTTCGGCTATCAAGAGACCTCAAAGTGTAGGAGATGCAATTAACTTAGTTAACAATGCAAGTATTGTTGGCGGTGGTTTATCGGGATTCTTTTAATTATTAGGAGTATACAATGGCTTTACCAAAAATATCAGTACCGGTCTTTACAATTAAAATTCCTTCTACTGGTAAAGAATTAAAATTTAGACCTTTCTTAGTCAAAGAAGAGAAGATCCTTCTTATGGCTCAACAGAGTGAGAACAGTGAAATTTTGTTGGCGCTAAAGCAAATCATCAATAACTGTTGTTTCGATGATCTAGATGTAAATCAGTTGGCAACGTTTGATTTAGAATATGTATTTTTAAAACTAAGATCACGTTCAGTTAACAATATAGCTAAGCTCAGATATCGTGATAATGAAGATGATAAGGTTTATGATTTTGAAGTTAATTTAGATGATGTAGAAATCAAAATCGATCCTGAAAATAACAATAAGATCGATATTAATGGCGAAGTTGGAATGATCTTAAAGTTTCCAAGCGTAGCTGTAACAGAAAAAATGGCTAATATAACAGATCAAAGCGAATTATTAAATAAGATTTTGATTCATACGATTGATACAATTTATGATTCTGAGAATGTGTATCCAGCCAAAGAAAGCACTGAACAAGAACTTATAGAATTCCTTGAAAACTTAGATACAAAGTCATTCGAAAAAATCGAAAAGTTTTTTTCTACAATGCCTAAGTTATATCATGAATTGCATTATAAGAATTCGTTTGATCATGATCGTACAATTAAATTGAGTTCATTACAAGATTTTTTTACGTAGGG